TGGCGAAAACCTGACTACAAGTTTCACCCTTATGAGTATGGTGGATACATACCAGACGATCAAGCGGAGCATCCGAAGTGGCCTGACTACATAGCACCATACGATGCATACCCTAAGAAAACTTGTCTATGGACAGGCGGTGACTTCATTATGCCTGAACCATGTCCAGTATACCCTGAGGAGGGTCACAGCCGACAGCACTTAAAGCTTGGCGGCAAGTCTATGAAAACTAAGAACATACGGAGCGCAACACCTAGAGGATTTGCACAAGCAATATTCAATGCTAACAACTCCAGTATGCAAGTGCGACAATCTGTCCACTATTCAACACCGCAACATTGCGGTACTGCTTAATCACACAAACAGAGAGGAGATATAACATGTTTGTAATACTAGCAACTAAACCTAACAATGACGGCACTCAAGGTTTCCGTTTCAACTTCTTTGGCAACAAAGGTATCTATCGTAAGCGTAAGGTCATCAACCGATACGGTAAGTCAACTGGTGATGTTATGACTGGCTATCACTTTGGCAAGCGGTCTGTATACTTTCAACAGACTACACCAAAGCGCAAGCTTTATCACTTTGCTGGGTAAGGAGGATACCATGACACAATTTAATAGATCACAACTAAACTTATTGCGTAAGCAACTACAAGAAACTATTGATGGTGCCAACCTATCTGACATCACTATTGAGGTAGGTAACTGCTCATACACTGGCGGTGAGGCTACGTTCAAAGTCAAATGTGTACTGAAGGGTGCTAAGACTAGAGAACAGATAGACTTAGAATACTATGCTGAATTGCATGACATTGATACGACTGCCATTGCCAAGCTACAAGGTGAGGACATGAGCATCATTGGCTACAAGTCTAGGGCTAGGAAAAAGCCTTGGGTATTGCAACGACTACGTGACGGTGCTGAGTTTGTATGCGCTGATCACACAGCAAAAGCATTCTTTAAGAAGCGACAAGAAATAAGAGATGAACCTATTCATGTAGAGAAAGCGAGGGTGTAATGCAGAATACTGTAACAAAAAACAATGCGCTCGACTTTGACGATGAACAGTGGAGCCAACTCATCAACGCCAATGGACTGCTTATCATGTGGTTCATTGAGTGGAACAAAGGTGATAGAGAGGATGCTAATATCCTGGAATTTTTTGCCAGAAAATATCAGCAGTCTGCTGGGTGTGAGCCTTACCCTATGAGTGGCAAGGTATCACTCGATGGTAAGTATGTATCTCGTGACGATGATGATCTAGAGCCATACTTCCTGATCAATACACCTGATGGTGTTGGGTACATCTACCCTTATGCATTCGTTGCATTGCCTAAGAAAAAGGGTGGGCATACAATAGTGAGGATGGACTAATGCAAACTATGAAGTATCTACAAAACGAACTACCACTTGACCATGAGCCTTGCCTAGATCACTGGGCAAAAGCTATGGCTGATGATGACATAGCTACAGGTTATCACACAAACTGGGATGTTGCATACGAAAGTGCATGGCATTTTATAGAAAATGATACTCTATGGCATTCAGAATATAGGAGCATGTGATGATGAAGTATTGGATTGCAGATATTGAGGAGCGCAACGGTGAGTTTGAATACACTACACCTATTCGCTTCAAAGCAAAAACTATGGAAGATGCTGTCTCTTTGCAGATGCACCACGTTAGTACTTGGTATGGTAAAGATAACATGACTTACGATACAAACGATGAGTATTATTATAATGGTCACGTTGCGGTTGGCGATGGTGCATTGACTGAAATAGATAAGCATACATATGAAAAACTCAGTGGTCATTACTCACTGCCAGATATGTCGAGGGTTGAAAGATGATGCCTGATGAAATGGAAGCTGAGAAAAACAGGAAGCTGTTACTATCTCAGGCTGATACAATAGAAATACTCAAGCGTAATGTGCGTGACTTGCAAGGACAACTAAATCTACAGCAAGTTAAGAACAAGAAACTAATAGAACAAAACGCTGAAGCTATGGTAATGATAGGACATTTACAGCAAGAGATAGACGCAAAGGAGGAAGTGTAATGCAACCTAAAGAACTACACGCACATGCTAGGTGTAGGTATGAGCCAACACGTGTGCAGAAACAATTAGAGTGCCGACTATTTGGTGAGACATTTCGTAGCGTAGCAGCAGCAGCCAGGAATTATGAACTGTCGCTGTCCACTGCATACGAATGGCATCACGAGGGTAAGTACAGAGAACATTTCCCTAAGACTAAGCGATGGGATAAGTGGAGGGCTAAAGATGAAGTGGTTGATACTAGTAGCACTAACGCAAGGTAGTCCTTTTGCTATCAAACATAATCCATTTGAGACTGAGGATTCTTGTGTGGAATACTTAAATGATTATTCAAATGCAGACACACTAGCTATGGAAGTGATTGCTGTTGCAGGTTTTAGTGCAAGGGTAACAGGTGTGTTCTGTGTAACTGAACAGGAGGCAAAGACTTATGAAACTATACAGAAACTCTAGCGGAGTATGGGCAGGTACACAAGCTGATGCACGTAAGATGTGTGGCAAGGACTATATACCAGTAGATGTACCAGTAGACAAACCTAACTTACTTATGTTCCTTAACGCTAATAAAGTTGGGTCAGGTGGTGACGAGATAAAACCAGTAGAGCCAGTTGAAGGTGCTACCCTAACAGAGGATGCACTGTCTTACTTTAGATGGGCGTATGATAAATTTACAGTGGGGCATTACGAGATAGGTAAAGAACTAATGAAGAAAGCATTGGAGATGGTAAATGATAGAACTACTACTAGCGATGGTTGAAGATACCAATCAGATACACAAGTATTGCATGTCCAAGCATGATCACTGGACAGGCAGAGCCGCATGTGTACAAGAGTTACGACATGCCCAACGCAAGATGGAAGTAGAAAGACTAAGACAATTCTTAAAAGAGAACCCACATTACAAGTATCCAGGAATGGCTTTGCCAAATGGTGCAATAAAACCACTTGACGTATGTTGGGGATCTGATAGAACTTATGGTACAAGCAAAGAGAGGAGATGCTAATGAGTTATGAAGTATGGTTTGGACAGGATGGTAAATGGTTTGGTTACCACTCATTCAAGCACCGCATGGATGCTGTACGCTACGAGCTACGGTATCTTAAAATGTTTCCTAAGTTAACTGTTGAGATAAGGAAGAGAGAACATGCAAGTGTATAATTATAAAGTCACACCCATAGACAGGGTGATCAATGAATGTAAGCGTAGAGCAGATGATGCATGGTGGGATGGCAATGAAGAAGAAGCTAGACTACATGAACTTGAAGCAAAACTACATGAAGATGATAGAGATCAGAGAGGTTATCAATGGGTTCCCAACTTTTAGATAACGCAGTTCCTGCAATGTTTACAGCATGTTACGTGGCGTTCTTCATCTACTTGGTATATGTACATGCAACAAAGTGAGGACGATAGTGATGAAGATTCGAACACACCTTTTGATGATGTCACACATTGGGTTGGCAACATACCTGATAAGAATAATGATAGCACTAAGCGTGTTACTAAACGTAGTACTAGGAGGGAGACTAAATCAAACTTTCTCCGCAAGAAACTGGGACTGGAAAAGAAATAGCAAACCAAACCTAGTGCGTCCATTAGACGCATTGCTAGGAGAAGGACATTGCAGTAGAGCATGGTGCTATTGGAAAGTGAGGAAAAAATGGTAATGAAAATACCAACTAGAACAGCTTCGTTAGAAAAGATATTAGACTTCTATCGTAACTCAGATGCGTACCGTAGACTAAGAGGTTCTACACAAAAAGATTATGATAATCATATAGCCGCAATACTAATTACCGAGGTAGAAGGTAAACTGCTTAGAAACTATCGCTGTACAAGCCTGAGAGTTCGACACATACAACAAGCATATGATCAATGGCTAAAGGTTGGTACACGTACTGCCAACTACAGACGCAGTGTCCTTTCTGCTGCGTGGAAACATGCCATGCGACATGATGTTATGATTCAAGATCCAATCAGATTAGTTAAGAGAGTAAATGATAAGCCAAGGAAGGTACAATGGACTCGTGAACAAGTGTCAATCTTTCTTGACACAGCTTACAGTAATTTTAAGTGGCGCAGCATTGGATTGATTGTTCAGATGGCATACGACTGGGGTCAACGTATAGGAGATATGAGACTTCTTAAATGGGATAGTTTAGACTTAAACAATTGTCGTATAAATTTGGAGCAGAGCAAGCGTAATGCAGATGTTCACCTGCCTATATCTCAGGGCTTGTGTTCGATGCTGCGTCAACAGAAGGTGGACTTTGACTTTCAGGAGTACGTTGCTCCGAGAGTCACACCAAGAGCAGGAGCATATACACCCTATGACAAACATGAAATATCCATACATATCAATAAGATCCTGGAAGAAGCTAATCTACCTAAAGAACTTACGGCTATGGATTTACGTAGGACAGCGGTCACAGAAATGATGGAGGGTGGTGTTGATCTGGCAGGTATCATGCAGGTCACAGGCCATCAGAATGTATCATCAGTTAAGCCTTACATGGTCAACACATTTAGTGGTGCAAGCAAAGCACTAGCAGCTAGGGAAAATATAGATGGTGTACGTGAGGAAGACTAACGTAATACATTTTGTCAATGACCTTGGACTCAGTGAAGGAGACAGGTACAGAGGTGATTGCCCTGAGTGTAGAGGTAGAAATACATTTACTGCTACCAATGAACTTGGTGACATAAAGTATAACTGCTTCAAGTTAGGATGCACTGTTGGAGGTATCTTTGGTACAGATATGACAGCAGCAGAGGTTCATAAACGTAGAGAAGAACAACAACTACAACGTGCGTACACAAACATAAAGAAAGAGAAGGAGACTATGGAAATACCTGAGTATGTGGTAACACCAAAAGCATCACACACCAAGCACCAACGATTCGTTAGACGTTGGGGTATAGCGTTGGGCGATACCATGTATGATGTAAAGGATGAACGTGTAGTCTTTCCTATCAAGCATGATGGTAGAATCATTGATGCTGTGGGTAGGGCAGTGGGTAAGAAGCAACACCCTAAGTGGTATCGTTACACAGGCGAAGCTGACTACTACATGCATGGTAACGGTAAGATACTGTTGATAGTAGAGGATGTACTGTCTGCTATCATAGCCACACAAGAAGTACCATACATCACAGCTATGGCTATCTTGGGTACAAGCTTGAGTCCTAAACACATGGAGAAGATACAAGAGTATAACAAAGTTATCATAGCACTTGACCCTGATGCTATTGGCAAGACAGTAGAGTATCGAAGAGAGATAGAGTTATGGACAGGTAACAAGACTATCGCTATGAATTTGTTAGACGATATAAAGTATAAGATGGATGAAGATATAGATAAGTTAAAGGAGTTATGTAATGCGACTAGCAATAGTGATTGACGTGGATGGTGACATCATGTATGTACCAGAGGGTGCAGTGTTTGAAAACTTTCCCAAGCCTAAGTTGTTTGATAACTTAAGAGATGCGGAAGAAGAGTGTGCTAAATGGAACACTGGAGTGATCGTTGACTATGATAATAACAACAAAGCTGTACCCATAGTCAGATCATTCGATGATGAGGAACGAAGAAGAGCAAGGGAAAGAGCGAGGATAAATAAAGATGATGGAATTAGCACTGGTCAAGACTCTACTCAGTAGAGAGTTCTATGATGACCACAAGGGTGTACGTTGCCCTGAACGAATCTTTAGTAAAGATGTCCGTAAAATAAAACAAGCATTGGATACGGCTATGGAAACCTACGATGGTGACCTGTCTGTGTCTGACTTACAAGCTGTGTTCAACCGTATGAATGCAAGCATGACCACCGCTACACGTAACGCTTATGAAGATTTGTTTAAGCGTATTGAGATAGCTGAACCTATCAAGGATGAGATAGCAGAGGATACACTGTCTCAACTTTTCCAACAACACGTTGGTGATCTTGTAGCTAACTTAGGTTTTGACTTTGTGAATGGAGCAGAGAATAGCCTTGAACCATTAAGAAAACTATTAGAGGAATACAAAGATGACTTTACTCCAAATCTTCGTGTCGAGTGGGATGATCATAGTCTTGATACTATCCTTGATGCAACGGCACTTGAATCGAAATGGAAATTTAACATACCCAGTCTGGCTCGTAGGGTGGAGGGTATCAGTGGTGGTCATCTTATCTTGGTTGGCGCTCGTCCTAATACTGGAAAGACTAGCTTCCATGCTTCTATCGTAGCAGGAGCCGATGGCTTTGCACATCAAGGTGCTAAGTGTATTGTACTGTGTAATGAAGAAGCGTACACACGTGTAGCTGCACGATACATTAGTGCGTCTACCCTTATGACAATCAAGGAGGTACGTGACAACAAGGCACTAGCCGCCAAGAGATACAACTCAATCAAAGATAAAATACAATTCAAAGACAGCACAGGCAAGGGCATGGACTGGGTAGAGTCAGTCGTGAAGTATGAACGCCCCGATGTAGTAGTCCTGGATATGGGAGATAAGTTTGCCGATATCAGATCAGAACGATCAGACATAACTCTCAAGGCAGCAGCTATTCACGCTCGTAATATATCCAAGCAGTACGACTGTGCGTTGGTATGGATGTCTCAGTTATCAGCAGAAGCAGAAGGTAGGGCTGATCTTAACCAAGCCATGATGGAAGGTAGCAAGACAGGTAAGGCTGCTGAAGCTGATCTGATGGTGCTGATTGGTAAGACACCCCAAGTAGAAGGAGAAGAGGAAGACCCACTTAGATATTTAAACATTGCAAAGAACAAACTGAATGGCTTTCAAGGTAAGATAACCTGTCAGCTTGACGGTGCAAGATCGTTGTACTCAGCATGAGACTAGTGCTAGACGTAGAGAATACTGTTACCTATCGTGACGGTAAAACACATCTCGATCCTTTCGAGCCTAACAATCATTTGGTACAGGTTGGTATGGTAGATGCTGATAATCCTGAAGCTACACTTACTATTAAAACACTAGATCACGATGAACTCAAAGATGATACAGGTTTTAACAAACTTGATGTACAGTGGACGTTAGATAACACCAAGCTGCTGATCATGCACAACGCACAGCACGACTTGATGTGGCTATGGGAGTGTGGTTTCAGGTATGATGGTGACATCTATGACACAATGCTTGCTGAGTATATACTTGATCGTGGTCAGAGAAACCCACTGAGTCTTCAAGCTTGTGCAGAACGCAGACAGTTAAACGTACAGAAGGATGATACCCTCAAGAAATATTTTAAAGAAGGAAAGAACACAAATGAAATACCCTTGGAAGAATTATGTCATTATCTCAAGCATGACTTGCTTACTACTTGCGAGTTGTTCCATGCTCAAGAAAGAGACTTCAGAAGTTCAGAAGCAAAGTCTCTTGATACCATCAAACGAGTTACCTTCAACACTTGCAAAACCCTCACAGAAATCTATAGATCAGGATTCAAAGTCGATCTTCAAGAGTTGGAACGAGTAGCAAAGGAGTTCGAAGATGAGAAAGCGGAGATCGAAGCAAGACTACAAAAGAAAGTCAGGGAAGTTATGGGGGACACTCCGATTAACTTACGCTCGCCTGAACAAAAGTCTCAAGTCCTCTTCAGCAGAAGGGTACATGACAAAAAGGAATGGGCTGATCTCTTCGAGTTCACACAGACACAAGAAGAGTTTAAGGATGCCGTTAAAGCCAACTCGTCCCCGATCTACAGGACTACGGCATACACC